ATCCAAGAGCATACGAAGTCGCTGCAAATATGATTAAAAATCTCTCTGATGTTACAGAGAAACTTATGATTCTTCAAAAGCAGCAGTTAGATTTAAAACCAAAAGAAGTTGCTCCGACAAATATCAACGTAGACAAAGCAGTGTTCGTTGGTTCAACTGCAGATTTATTAAAGAAACTCAAGAATGAATCTGCAGAATAGAATTAAAAATTATTTGGGTAATCCCAAATTAAAACGTATCAATATGCCAATGCAGCTCACGGAAGATCAAGTCCGTGAATTTGTTCGCTGCGCGCAAGATCCAATTTACTTTATCGAAAACTATGTCAAGATCATCACACTTGACAAGGGATTCGTACAAATCTCTTTATATCCATTTCAGCGACAAGCAATTACAGACATTAACGACAATCGTCGCGTAATCGTAAAAGCAGGTCGTCAGGTGGGTAAGACCACGATGGTTGTTGGATATATTCTATGGTATATTCTATTCAATGAAGATAAGTTTGTCGCGATCCTTGCTAACAAAGCGCCAACGGCACGCGAAATTCTCAATCGTATTAAGATTGCATATGAGTCTTTGCCGTTATGGCTTCAACAGGGCGTTCGTGTATGGAACAAAGGTGACATTGAGTTAGAAAACAACTGCCGAGTGTTAGCATCCTCCACCGCATCTTCTGCGATTCGTGGTTACTCTATCTCGCTTCTATATCTCGACGAGTTTGCATTCGTTCCAAGTAATATTGCAGACGAATTCTTCACCTCTGTTTACCCAACGATTTCTTCTGGTACGCAGTCTAAGATTTTAATTTCTTCAACGCCAAACGGAATGAATCACTATTATCGTATGTGGACTGAAGCAGTTGAAGGATTGAATGGATTTAAGTATATTGAAGCCAACTGGCGACAGGTTCCAGGTCGAGATCAGAAATGGGCAGACGAACAACGTCGAGTCCTCGGTGAAGAAAAGTTTTTGCAAGAAATGGAATGCGAGTTCATGGGCTCGGCAGGAACTTTGTTGTCTGCAGCCGCTCTCAAATCTTTAGCCTTTGTAAAGCCAATACATCTTTCTGATAATGGAATTAAGGTCTACGAACAACCAGTTGAAGGACATAATTATGCGATGGTCGTTGATACCTCTCGTGGAAAGGGATTAGACTATTCCGCTTTTAGCGTCCTTGATATTACGCAGATTCCATATCGGCAAGTTTGTACTTACAAAGATAACAATATTAGCCCCCTTGTTTATCCGTCAATTCTTAAAAAGATTGGCACTTATTATAATCAAGCATATGTTTTGGTTGAGATTAACGACAACGGTCAACAGGTTGTTGATTCATTGTTTGAGGATTATGAGTATGAAAATATCCTTGCCACGGTTGATATGAAGGGTAAGATTGCGCTTACATGGGGATATGGAAACAAATCTCAACGTGGAATTCGAACAACAAAATCGGTTAAACGGCTCGGATGTTCAATCTTAAAAAATCTAATCGAAAATCAGAAACTTTTTGTACAGGATTTTGATACGATCTCTGAACTCTCAACCTTTATTGCAAAGGGTGGAAGTTTCGAAGCTGAAGAAGGAAGCCACGACGATCTCGTCATGTCACTTGTTTTGTTTTCGTGGATGACAAATCAGTCGTTTTTTGCTGACCTAAGTAATACAAACATTCGTGAGAGATTATATCACGAACAAATGAGACAAATTGAAGAAGAATCTTTACCAACTCCAATTGCAGGGCATGAAGAAATTGATCACGGAGAGCAGAGATTTGTTGAGGGTGGTGCTGTTTGGACCTTTGTAAACCGTTAAAAACCCCAATTTACTAAATAAACCGTAGAATTTCTATCTCTCCAAAACAGGAGTATAAACATGGCATTTTTAGTTTCTCCAGGAGTTAACACTTCTGAAATTGATCTCACAACTTCTGTGCCAGCGGTCGGCACTTCAACTGGTGCGACGGTTGGCTTATTTCGCTGGGGTCCAGCAAATAGTGTAGTTCAGGTTTCAAGCGAAAGCGGTCTCGTTGAAAATTTCTTCACACCAGACTCAGATACTGCAGTTTCATTTTTATCTGCAGCAAATTTCCTCGCATATGGAAATGATCTTCGCGTTGTGCGCGCTCTTCCAAATAATGCAAATAATGCATTGACAAGCGGAAGCGCAAACGTAAGCATTCCAAATGATGAATATTACTTTAACACATATGGTACTGCTACTCCAAATACCAGCGTATCATTCACAGCACGTTTCCCTGGAACACTTGGAAATTCACTAAAGGTTTCAGTTTGCGCAAACTCAGCAACGGCAAACTTCAGCGCATGGGCGTACAACAGTTTGTTTGATGGTCCTCCAGGAACATCAACATATGCAAAGAAGGTTACTGGACGATCAGTTGCTAACGACGAAATGCACATTGTTGTTGTTGACGAAGATGGTAGACTCAGTGGTGTAGCAAACACCGTTCTTGAGCGTTTTGCAAATCTCTCAAAAGCATCTGACGCAAAGGGAGATTCAGGCGAGTCAATCTACTACAAAGAAGTTCTATATCGTAACTCAAAGTATATTCACTGGCTTGGACATCCAGACGCAACGAATGCAACGACAAATGGTAACACATGGGGTGTTACAGTTGCAACTGCAAATGCAAGAGGCACTGGCGTGTTCTATACTCCAGGTTGGGATGCAACAACATTCTCACTCGTAAACGGTGCAGATGGTTCTGCAACAGCTTCTTCTTACACAAATGCAATTGATCTATTGGCTAACAAGGAAGTTAATGATATCTCCTTGCTATTTGCTGGAGATTGCGGAGATTCTGCAGGATTGAGCGTGTCTGATCAATTGGTTGTCGCTAACAAGTATCTTGCTGTTGCAGATGCTCGTAAAGACTGCGTAGCATTCGTATCGCCAGCAAATGCAAATGTAGTTGGCGCTCAAGCCTCTGCAGATGCAATTGTAAACTACAGAAATGCTCTAACATCCGCAACATCATATGGTGTGATGGACTCTGGTTGGAAGTATCAATACGATAAGTACAACGATGCATATCGTTATGTTCCGCTCAATGCTGATGTTGCTGGTCTTTGTGTTCGTACAGACCTACAACGCGATCCATGGTTCTCACCAGCTGGTCTAAATCGTGGTCAAATCCGTAATGTTGTTCGTCTAGCATTTAATCCAACATCTAGCGAACGCGATACTCTATACAAGGGCGGCGTAAACCCAGTTGTTTCGTTCCCAGGTGAAGGTGTGGTGTTGTTTGGCGACAAGACTCTACAGGGTCGCCCAAGTGCATTTGATCGCATCAATGTACGTCGATTGTTTATCGTTCTTGAGAAAGCAATTTCTCGCGCTGCACGCTCAAGCCTCTTTGAATTCAACGATGAATTTACAAGAGCACAGTTCGTGGCACTTGTTGAACCATTCTTGAGAGACGTCCAAGGTCGTCGCGGTATTTACGACTTCCGTGTTGTTTGTGACGAAACAAATAATACGCCAGCAGTTGTAGATCGCAATGAGTTTATCGGCGACATCTATATCAAGCCAGCAAGAAGCGTAAACTTCATTCAGTTGAACTTCGTTGCTGTTCGCAGCGGCGTTGCCTTCGACGAAATTGTAGGACGTTTCTAATAAATAGACTAGAATAAAGTCAGGAGAATACAATGGCTTTTAATGTATCTGAATTTCGTTCACAAATGCAGTTTGATGGCGCACGCGCTAATCTGTTTGAAGTTGAAATGAATTTTCCATCATTCGCCCTTCCAGGCAATGCTGCAAGAAAATTGCGATTCCTATGTAAAACAGCACAAATCCCAGGATCAACAGTCGGTGTTGTTCCTGTTCAATACTTCGGTCGTGAAGTAAAGTTTGTTGGCAATCGCACTTTTGCTGATTGGACAGTAAACATTCTAAACGACGAAGACTTTGTTGTGCGTAATGCCTTCGAACGCTGGATGAATGGTATTAACTCTCATAGATTTAATACTCGTTCAGCTGGCGCAGCAAATCCAATTTCTTATGGAACTGATGCTGTCGTCAAACACTATGGTAAAACAGGCGCAGTGATTAAAGATTACAAGTTTATTGGCATGTTCCCAAATGACCTCGCTCCAATCGATCTTGACTGGGGCAACAATGATGCTATCGAAGAATATTCAGTGACTTTTGCATATCAATGGTGGGAAGCAGCCGCAGCAAGCGTGATTTAATTTTGATGCTTTCTTTTATCATGGAGTCAATTTATGGCAACAATTAGCCTATTCGGTTGGGAAATCGTCCGTAGAAAAGAGTCTGCGGACGTCCAACCTGCCATCACAGCCCCAACCACCGATGACGGTGCAATCTCCATTTCGGCTGGTGGGTATTTCGGCACTTATCTTGATCTAGAACAAGCCTATAAATCAGAAAACGATCTGATCACTCGCTATCGCGAGATGGCAATGCAACCAGAACTTGAATCTGCAATTGATGATATTATCAACGAAGCTGTTGTGCACGACGTGACAGGTAAATCTGTCACGATTATTCTTGATGATCTGGAACAACCAGACAATATTAAAGATATGATTCGTGTAGAATTTGATAACGTTTTGAGAATGTTAAACTTCAGCAACGAAGGGCATGACATTTTCCGTCGTTGGTATATTGATGGTCGTCTGTACTATCAAGTTTTGATTGATCAAAAACAAGCAAGACTTGGCATTCAATCACTTGTATACATCGATCCTCGTAAGATTAAAAAGGTGCGCAACGTTCTTAAGAAAAAAGATCCACGCACTGGTGTTGAAGTCATCACTGGAACACAAGAGTTCTATGTGTATAATGACAAAGCAACAACTCTTGGACAAACGACAATTGCATCTCCAACAGATGCTGGAATTAAAATTTCTACAGACGCAATCGTGAATATTAATTCAGGATTGATGGATCCAAAGAAACAGTTTGTTCTATCACATCTTCATAAAGCAATTAAGCCACTCAATCAGCTTCGCATGATTGAAGACGCTGTTGTAATTTATCGTTTATCTAGAGCACCAGAACGTCGTGTGTTCTATATCGATGTTGGCAACATGCCAAAGATCAAATCAGAACAATACTTGCGCGACATTATGACAAAATTCCGTAACAAGGTTGTATATGACTCTGTTACAGGTGAAGTCAAAGACGATCGTAAGTTTATGTCAATGATGGAAGATTTCTGGATTCCTCGCCGTGGTGAGGGTAAGTCAACAGAAATTACCACACTTCCTTCTGGACAAAATCTTGGTGAATTACAAGACGTTAAGTATTTTGAACAAAAACTCTACAAATCACTTAATGTTCCAATCTCAAGACTCGAATCACAAAGTGGATTTACACTTGGTCGCGCTGCAGAAATCACTCGCGATGAATTGAAGTTTAATAAGTTTGTTGAGCGTCTTCGTGCAAAGTTCACACTTTTGTTTGATGAGTTGATGGAACGTCAACTTGCACTTAAAGGTATCTGCTCTGTTGAAGAATGGCAAGAACTAAAAGAAAAGATTCACTATGACTTCCTCAAAGACAACAATTTCTCTGAGTTGAAGGAATCAGAACTTATGACCTCTCGCTTACAACTCATGCAACTTATTGATCCATATGT